CCCCTGATCTTCTGTTGCCATCTGAGAAATTTCTACTAAACTAATCGGTATGGCTGGACAGCGCAAGAACAAGATCGACTGGGACTTACCAGAAAACAGAATTAAAAAACAAAATGCCTTCAGGCTTTATGTCGCTGAAAGGGGAACCAAGGAGATTATGACCGAGCTTGGTTTTACTTCTCCTCCCCAGCTATCCCGCTTTGTCCACAGCGAAAAATGGGAGAAGCATGCGGAGATTTGGAGAGCCAACCCAGAACAAGAAAATCTCTATCCTTGGGAGGTTGAACGCCCCAATCAGTTGGTTCCCGCCCCACCAAAGATGGAGACCATGGACAAGGAGAAACGGATGCAATGCGTCAAAGCCTTTTCTATGTTTTGCTCTGGTCGCAATGTTCCTGATATCGCCTCAGATATCGGAATTAGTGTGTCCACGATCAATCTGTGGAAGGAAACCCAGAGATGGGTGGCGTGTCGCGAAAGACTGGCCAATGATCAAAATCCCGCGCCTTGGGAAAACGATGATGTTCCTACCCTGCTCTCTGATATCACGGCATCCATTGAGACCATGAAGAAGTCGATTAAGTTTCTCACTGGCAAGGTTTTGGTTAAGGCTGCTGATGCCGCGCAGGACCTAGATGGAATGGAGGCTTTGGGCATGATGCGGAATATTAAACAACTGGCCGAGGCTGCATCTATCAACTTTAGCGATGGGAACAACCAGCAGAATGCGGTGCAGATCAATATCGCCACCAAACTGGAATCGTTGAAGATTCCCGACAACAACACCTACGAGGCCGAATTGGTAGTCAATGAGTGAGGAATTGAGATTCTGTTACGCCCGTAAAACTGATGTTCCCCCACAGGGTTGGTGGATTAAGTGCCCTATTACTGGGGAAGCCGTCCACGGGGGAGACTTCGGAGACATGGTGAAGAACTGCGAGAAGTTGATTTTTGATCGGGGTTTGGTGCCGCCCACCGACCTTGTTGTCCAGATAGAGAATGCTCTTTGCCAGCGTTTGGCGGGGTCTACAAACTGTGTTCCATGCTCAAGCGTAAAACAAACCTTGGGCTTTGGAGAAATTGTCCGTTGGGTTCGCGCCATGTACAACTTTGCCACCAAGTCCCAATTCCAATTGGTTGACCAAGAGGAAGCAGAACGTAGAGCGAAGATCTGTGCGGCATGTCCTTACCAGATTTCCGCCTCTGGATGTTGGGGGTGCAAAGGAATTGCGGGAATGCTTCCAGCTATCGCGGGAGCCCGCGAGACCAGTTATGACGGCCAGCTAAAAGCCTGCGGGGTTTGCGGGTGTTATAATGCCGTAAGCGTTCACTTGCCTCTGGATATCCAGCAGGATGCCCATCTTAGCTTTCCCGACCATTGCTGGAAGAAATCTCAAAGCGAGTAATTGCTTTGTTAAAACTCATGGGGGCTATGCCTGTCGGCCCCTCACGGTGCTTTGCCACAATGAATTCCACGGTAGGATTCTGGGTGTGATTCTTGGCATCCTCCTCGTCGCAGTGGAGGATCATCACCATATCGGCATCCTGTTCGATGGCACCAGATCCCTTGAGGTCTGAGAGGCTTGGCCTGCCTCCGCGCTTTTCGGGATCGCGGTTCAACTGAGCTAGTACCAGAACTGGTACACGCAGGGTCTTGGCAAGCTCCTTGATCCCCCCACTAATCTCTTCGACTTCGTTGACGCGATTGTCCTTGGATCGTTTACTGTCTCCACGAAGCAACTGGAGATAGTCGATAATAATCATGTCTAGCGGCTCCTTTTGGTGAGCGCGGCGGGCTACGGCTTTGATGTAGCCAATGGACTTGCCCGATGTATCGTCACACAGAATGTGGCTATCGCGGACTTCGGCGTAAGCATTGGACAGGCTGTCGCGCTGGAATTTGGTGATAGATTGGGCAAGGATGTCGGCTGCTCGCACACGGGCGCGGGAGCGAATCATGCGCTCCATAAGGCTAACGCTGGTCATCTCAAGCGAGAAGATAAGGACCCTCTTCTGAGCGTCTAGGGCAACATGCTCGGCAATCTGCATAGCAGCACTGGTTTTACCAACCGCTGGACGGGCCGCTAGAACAACCATATCCCCTCCCCGCATGCCGAACATCAATAGATCATCCACGGGTACCAAGCCTGTTCGTATGCCGATCTTGGGCTCGCCTCTCATGGTGGATTCTATGTTGTCTAGCGCCCGATCTACCACCGTCTTGACCGAAAGTTTCTCGCTATCATCAATCAGGTAGTCAGCCCGCATGACCGAGGTTTCCGACCAGTTCTTGAGTTCTTCCAGCTTTAGCTCGCGGTCACGGGCTTTGTGGACCATATCACCAGCCAACATCTCAAGAGAGCGGCGGTAGCGGGCTTCCTCAAGCTGTGGGAAATAGCGTCTCCAATTGTGGGAGGACTGGCAGTAGGATGCTATGTCGGCTAGGGTCTTGTCGCCGCCAGCGTCTTCTAAAGTTCCATTGGCGTCTAGGTCGCTCTTGATACTGATGTAATCGGCGTGGATGGACTTGCCCACCACCCGAAGAAACGACTGGAAGATCAGCTTATGCTCGTAGAGGTGGAAGTGATCCTCCCTAAGAGTCGAGAGCATTTCCCTCTGTTCATCAAGTTGTGCGTGGAGAAAACAGGAAAGAACGGCGCTTTCCGACGATTGATCGAAGATGGATTCGTTGTTCACGAAGGGTTAGACAGCGCCTTGGGCCTTTCGTTCAGCTTTTCTTGCCAGAATTTTTTTCATGGCATCGCTGCGGCGTTGACGCTCTTCAGGGGAAAGAATGCGCTTCTTCTTTGCGGGCTTCTGTCGTTTAGCGACAGTTGGCCGCATCTTTTCTGGAGTTGGGATAGATAGCTGGTCGGGTATACTTAGGGCGGGGACGTTTTGTCCCCCTCCCTCCAATCCCATGGAATTCGATGGGATATCTAATCCCGTGGAATCTGACGGCATTGGGAAGCCCGCGATAGCCATTTTGTGGAGACTTCCATCTTTGCACCCATGGATAACCACAGCCCTGCTGGAGATTACCCCCTCTGGACAGGTGACCCCTTGAATAGCTTGAGCTTCGGGGTCTTCGGCAAAGAAGACAATCTTCCCATCCTTCCACTGGTAGTTGACGCTCCTCCAATAGGTCCGCATAAGAGGGCAGTCCCTGCCAATGGCCATGAAGTTCCAACGGCAACGAACGTCCCAAGGATCGGGCATGGTGGAAGCTTGGCGATAGGCCATGTTGTAGGTGTCCAAACTTCTTGCGCTAGAACAAAAGTCCAAGAAATTGGATGGATAGACAGCCGACCCCACAATCATCTTGTAGATATTCTTCCCGTTGATAGCCACCCCTCCTTCGTATTGGTGGCCGAGGATGGCGGGTTCTTTTCGGAATTCGGTTTCCAAGTCATCCACCCAGCCCGTTTTCATCGGGACACAATCAGGCTCCCAGAACATCCAAGGCTCGTTGATGGCATAGCATTGAGCAGCCGCATCACTGAACATTTGGTTGGGGCCAAGCGGCCATCCGTTGTAGCCGTCTTGGGCAATGATCCTTCCAACTTCGGGAAAACTTTTCTTCAGTTCTTCGGTGATTTCATGGAGAAAGGCCGTGTCGTTCGTAGCACATACGGTGGCCTTGTGGCGCATGTTGATCCCCATGGCGGTAATTGCCTTGGCCGAAAGCAAGGCCAACTCCGCATCTCCGTTGTGGTAGGCAAAGACAATATTCATGCCTTCTCCTCGTCATCGAAATGCAGGGGCCAAGTCGGATGGGTGGGGTCTTCCATTCGGACTCGGACGTTCTTATGTCCACGCTCTATGAGGGCGTTGGCCGCATTCTTGGCATCTTCCTTGGACAGATTGTTGTTGTGGAGTTCGACTATTTTTTCTCCACTGCACACTAAGAACTTATTCATTTGTTTTTCTTTTTCCTTTCTTCGGATTGGTTGATGTATTTTGTGAATTCTTCGGCGCATTGCTGGGCCAACTCAGGTTCCACCACTGGGTCGAACCAATAGCCGCCACGTTCAGCGTAGATCTTTTCCATGGGGAGGGGTCTTCCACGGCGGAACCGTGGGCCAACCACGAATGGGGAGACGGAGTCTTCATTGATTACAGTAAGGACTACTTTGAATTTGGGCATGGTGGATACTCCGCCCAGTAGC